CATCCATCCAAAAGTCTCTCAGTTTATAACTAGATATCTTTGTATACGCTTCTTGTGTATCTTTTTGTTTCTTCATCAGTTTTTCTATCGTGTCTTCGCTAAATGTATGTATTTTCATATCTGTTAAATATGTATAGCTATTTTCTAGTTTGATGTACTTTTTATCTTCTAATTGTTTATTTATGTAGTTAAGTTTTTGACGAAATACTTTGATGTTTTCATCTATTACATCATTTACAAAGTTGATTTTTGCCGTTATGATATCCAATTCTGTTTTTAGTTTATTTACTAAGTTATCCTTTCGCTTAATGTAGTATTCATTCCTGATTCTCCAGAAATGATATATTATTTCTTCTGGGCTTTCCATTTTAACTATTTCATTTTTTTCATTGAATACGTACATATTCTTAGCAGATATGTGACTTACCAATTTAAGCTTCTTTTCTATTTCGCGATTATCTTTCCATTCATAAACGGTCTCTAATGGCATTTTAATTTCAAAATGAACATTTGTCTCAGTAGACATATTTTTATAACCATAGATTGTATTTTCAGTTTCTAGTTTATCTAGAAACGTTTTGTAGTCCTCAGTCCAAGTTCCAACTGGAAGTTCTGTAACCGTGATTACATTTGCCTTTATTGTGTAAATACCATGGGCTGTCCATTTATTTTCTTCCGCCTTTTTGATACTTCCTGTAAAACCTTTATACCACGGTGTTAACTCTTCTATGTCTGAGTCTTCGTCTTCTACGAGTCTTAGTAGACGATCTTTAATGTCATCTGGATTGAAACAGGGGATATCTGTAGAGAAACCGGTTCCAATACCACAAGCGCCGTTTATTAAAATAATAGGCAATGTTGGAACATAAAACTTGGGTTCGATAGATTGGCCGTCGTCATCTAGGTAATCTAGCAAATCTAGGTCGTCGTCATTGAATAGTTTTTTGAAGTTCTTTGACAAGTGAGTGAAGATGTACCTCGGGCTTGAAGAATCTTTGCCACCAAGAAGCCTTGTTCCAAACTGTCCAGCCGGTTCAAGAAGATTCATATTATTAGAACCAGTGAATGTCTGTGCGAGATTTATAGTAGTGTCCTGGAGACTTGTTTCTCCGTGGTGATAACTTGAAACCTCGGACACATAACCTGCTAATTGAGACACTTTAATTTCTGAATATAGTTTTCTTTTGATACACGCAAAGATAATCTTTCTTTGCGAAGGCTTTAGTCCGTCTACTAGACTTGGAATAGATCTTACATTGTCTGCTATAGAAAAGAGGACAAGTTCTTTATTAATTAGATCTTTGATACTCACCTTTTTAATGTTATAGTCAAGCGTTTCAGGACTCTTGATGTTATTAAGTATCCATTTCTTTCTGGCATCTGCTTCTGTTTTTGTGAATGCTAGATTAAGATAATCTTCGTCTTCTTTTGTTTCATTTTTATAATTTAAAGTTTTCATTTGTTTAAAGTATTCCTTTGCTTCAGATGAAGTGCTGGTACCAAGACCCTTATAATACTTCACCTTAAAGCCTGAAATATCGTTTTCGCTTTTATATTTTTTATAATCATCCACATTATAAAAGGGAATCATCTGTAATTTCTTGGATATTTTGATTACGGGTGTAACCAAAGATGAGATAAAATCTGTTTTTAGTAGTTCTGGCCAACCATTTCCAATGAAGTTCACTATAAGACTTTTAATGTGAAATCCATCAGTGTCTGCGTCTGTCATAACCATAATTTTACCATATCTTAGTTCAGAAACCGAAGAATATTTCTTGCCGCTCTGAAGACCAAGGATTTGTTTTATGTTATTAATTTCTTCATTCTTAGACAATTGTGAGTAAGTAGCTGTTCGTGTATTTAGAAGCTTACCACGAAGTGGGAAGACTCCGTAGGTGTCACGGCCAACTACAGAAAGACCGGAAATAGCAGTAGCTTTTGCAGAATCTCCTTCTGTAAAAATAATCGTACACAACTTTGAATCTTTTGTTCCCGCCTTATTTGCGTCGTCCAACTTTGGAATGATGACCCTGTTTGTTTTCTTACCGTCTGTTTTCTGCAAAGATTTCTTTTCCTTCGCATTGGCAATAGCAAGAATATTTTCTACGATTCCCATCTTAGAAATTGTTGTAATAAAATCATCAGATGGAGTAAATCTACTACCAAAATCAGAAATCTTGGTAATATTCTTTTCTTTTGTTTGAGACGAATAACTTGGATTTTCAATGAGACAATTGATGAATACAAAAAGATTGTCTTTAATGTATTGTTGCTTAATTGTTACAGATTTGTGTTTTTCTTGAATGATTTCTGTTACTTTCTTAATTATTGGATTAATCACGTGATCGACGTGAGATCCGCCATCAGAAGTGCTGATCCCGTTTACAAATGATATGCATTGAAACCCGGAATCTGACGGCGCTATACCAACTTGCCACCGAGAAGTCTCTTGTACAACCCGTGGACAATTTTTCTTAGGTCCAATGTAAGCTGAAATGTATTCTGAGAAATCTTTGATCGTTAGTTTTTTATCATTAAGGTATACGCCGACATCCTTGTTTGTAATAGCGCAAATATCGAATACGCGCTTAGTTAGTATAGCAAGAGTATCGTCAGTAATACCTGTTGTGCCAAACTTTTGAAAGTCTGGTTTAAATGTAATCTTAGTGTATTCGCTTTTGCAAGTAGAAATTTTTGGCTTATTAATCTTACTTAAATTTTTCTCAAACGTTTGGGTGTACTTTCTGCCATCTTTTGCTGTTTCAATAGTGAAGTATTCAGAAAAGATAGCCGTTAACTTTGCACCCAAACCGTTGAGACCACCTGTTGTTCTTTTTTGCGAGTCATCGTAATTACTTGATGTAAGAAGATTGGCGAAAATTAATTCTGGAATATAAACTTTATACTCTGGGTGAATCTCAATAGGAATTCCAGAATCATTGAAAACAGAAATTTCATCATTTTCTATCTTAATCTTGATGCATTTAACAGACTTGTTCCGTTGGACTTCGTCTACTGCATTTACCAAGATCTCATCGAAGATTTTAAAAATCCCTGGATTCCACCTACAAGATTTGAGTTCAGCTTTATTATCAGTTATTATCCAGCAATCACTGGTTGTACATTTTGTATCACCGACGTACATACCAGGTCTTGCAAGAACATGTTCTATTTGCGAATACTTTTTGTAGATCTCCGCCATGATAACTGATTATAAAATGAACTAAATTTTTAAACCAATTATTTTTTTGCAAAATTTAATATTAAAATTACTCAGAATCTTCTTTTAGTTTTTTAATCATTTGTAGAATTTGTTCCAAGGTTCTAACTCCTTGAAATCTTTTAGTACTATTTTTATATTTAATTATTGTATCAGGTAGTGTGTAAATCTTATTATCTATAAAAAATGATTCAAAATCTTCATTTTCTGCAGAAATATGGTAAAGCATACTATCTGGGACATTATTTAGAACTTTATCCAGTTCTACACAAGGGATACACCAATCTGCTCCAAATTTAAAAAATAATACCTGTTCACCAAAATTAATACTGTTAATAGAATTATAACTAGAAAGATCCTTGATTGTAACCCCCATTTTAATTTAAATAAATTATTTTTTTAAGTTTGTAATTGTTATTTTAAATTATATTTAATTATAATAAATGACTGTATTAGATTTTTACACATTAGATCTTACAACATTGGTTATAATTTTACTAATTACATTAGCTGTTTTTATGCTACTAAATTATATTGACGAAGAAAGGGACGATAATTTCATGTTTAACATAACAGCATCAATAGTTTCTGGTATAATTTTAAGTGTGTTATATTCTTATATAACTATAGAACCAGATGAAATATTAACAACAAATTATTGGGACTAATTCGTTTTTTAAAATAAATATACAGTATTATAATATGTCAATATCTTTGTCAAAATTCAACCCAAAAAAAATTGAAGAAAGGCGACTATCTGGTTCCGGTCCTGCTACATGTGTGTTTATTGGGAAAAGAGGAACTGGCAAAAGTACATTAGTTGCAGATATACTGTATTATCTAAGAAAAATTAACGCCGGCGTGGCTATATCAGCTACTGAAGACGGCAATGCTTATTATTCAAGTTTTATACCAGATATATTAATACACTCTGAATATAAACCTGAAATTATTCAACAGGTTATAACACGGCAAAAAAAAAGTAATTAATGGAAATAAAAAGAATACAGACGGAGATGTTTTTGTACTCTTAGATGATTGTATGTATGATAAAAGAATGATAAGGGACACTAATATACGCGGAATTTTTATGAACGGTAGACATTGGCGTATAACATTCATGTTGACAATGCAATATTGTATGGATTTGCCTCCAGATTTAAGAGCAAATATAGACTATGTTTTTATACTTAGAGAAAATATAATTCAAAATCAAGAGAAAATTTATAAGAATTTCTTTGGTATTTTCCCACATTTAAGTGTTTTTCAAGATGTGCTAAACAGTTGCACAGAAGGTTACGACTGTTTAGTTCTCGATAATACATCAAAAAGCAATAACATACAAGACTGTGTATTCTGGTATAGAGCAAAACCAAATAGAAATTTTAGAATAGGATCAAAAGAGCTTTGGAAATATTGTACAAAGAATTATGATGCTAAAAAAGCTAAAGAGATACCGGAATTTGACGCTAAAAAATTGAAAAAGAAAAACGCTCCTAGTGTAGCCGTTAAGAAATTAAAGTAATTTATGGAACGTTGTCTTTGAATAGACCCTTGATTTCATCATTGGGATACTTATAATAAAGATCTGGCTGATCTTCATATCCATCTTTAACTAATGTATACTTTCCAGTGTTTGTACATAGATTGTATACATTAAAATTGTCTTTAAGATCAAACAATTCAGTTCTCGTTGAAAAATTAACAGATATACTACCTTCCACCCCGCTAATAATCCTATGGAAAATACCAGCTGGCCATACTACCATCGCCGGACCATCAAAATACAGCTTGTCATTTTTATAAACCTTGTCCGGTGTAACAATAAAAGAAGCTTTTGTTAGAGTTTTTGGATCAAAGATATCAATGTATCTAGTTCCTTGAAGAACAAGAAGATTATCATCTTGTCCCGGATGCATATACCAGGGTCTTTTAACTGGTGGTGTACAATCTTCAATGGGACCCGGAGAAATAGAATTTGGACCGTGAATAACTCGATCAATACCACTAATTCTAGGAATATCAGATGGAACCATTTCGTCGAATTTTACACCCCTTGTTCTTCGTAAAATTCTAAGAGGGATAATACGGTACATTTTTATTAAATTATGATTGTATTTTTTTAAATTAAATTATTTAAACATAAAATATATACATCTTTACGAGTATATTTTATGGACAAAATCAATGAATTGAAATCAATTCCCATGCATGAACAACGTTCTGATGCGTGGTTCAAGCAAAGAGAAAACAAATTGACATCAAGTGACGCAGGAACAGTTCTAGGCTTGAATCCGTACCAAAAACCACACGAAGTTCTTTTTAAGAAATGCGGTTTTGATCCAAAGCCTTTTGTTGGAAATATAGCGACAAGACATGGTCAAAAATATGAAGATGAAGCTATAGATAAATATTGTGAACTAACAGGTCAAAAGAGTTACGAATTTGGTCTTATTGCTCATGAGGATGTCCATAAATCCGATGAATATCCATGGCTTGCTGGTTCGCCAGACGGTATTTCTATTAGTGTAACAGATCCTAATGCAAAGCCTATTCTATTGGAAGTTAAGTGTCCTTACAAGAGAAAGATTATCCCAGGAAAGATTCCAGCGTATTATTATCCCCAAGTTCAGTTGAATATGTTCATTTGCGGACTTGAAGTTTCTGATTTTATTGAATATCTTCCTCCAAAAACTATGAGTATTGTAAGAACTTACATTAATCATAAGTGGTTGAATAAAAATATACCTGTATTGCAAAAATTTTGGCAAGAAGTAGAATACTACAGAAATAACGACATTAAATTACATCCAAAATTTCCAAAACAAAAAAGGACTCTCGACTTAACAACCGACGAACCAGAAGAAAATGTTCTACTAGAGTATGCATTTAGGGAATAGAGATACGTTGATATTTTACAAAAAAAGATATTACTTAAAAGAATAGAATATACTATATTAATAAAATGGGTATTCGCGGACTAAATATCGTTATTAAAAAGTGGGCACCCGATGCCATTCAAACTTGTGACATCTCGAAGTATAGAAACTCAAAAGTTGCGATAGATTGCAGTATTCTTCTTTATAAATTTAAATATGCATCGAGGGTCGAAAATTCTCATCTTATAGGAATTGCAAATAGAATTAAGTTTTATCTTATGAATGGTATACTACCTGTTTTTGTATTTGACGGAACTCCCCCTGATGCAAAAAGAGTAACTCTTGTTAAACGTCAAGCTACAAAAGAAAAAATGTATGTTAGGCTAGAAGAACTTCGTGCAAAAGAACCAGAAACAGAAGAAGAAAATAAAGCTATTAATGAAGAGATAGAAAAACTACTTTCTCAAATAATTGTAATTAAAAAATCGCATATTGAAGAAAGCAAAGAACTTCTTGAAAAATCTGGAATTCCTTATTGTACGGCTCCTGAGGATGCTGAAAAATACTGCGCGTTCTTACAGAAAAACGGTCTTGTAGATTATACTGTAACAGATGATACAGATGCTAGTACATTTGGTTGTCCTATAATTCTAAAAACATCTATTAATAAGAAAATAACAGAAATAAATACAAATGTAATCTTGCAGCGCTTTGAAATGACACACAGTTCATTTGTAGATTTTTGCATTCTTTCTGGTTGTGACTATACCGAACCCATATCACAGATAGGTCCTATCACGGCATTTAATTTAATTAAAAAATACGGCACAATTGAAGAAATTCTTAAAGTTTTGAACAAAGAGACGCCAAATTTTAATTACATTGTTTCTAGAAAAATTTTCAAAGAATTTGATTACCAGGTCCCTAATAAATTTGAAAAAATTAATGTAGATAAAAACACACTAATGGCTTTTCTGAATTTGCACAATTTCAAAGAAAATGTTATTTCCAAATTTATTAAAATTTTATTTTAATTTTTAATTTAATTTAATTTTTTTTTCTAAACTATATATTAAAATTAATATGGGTATTTTAGAAGTTTTCTTCGGTAAGAAGCGCCGCGCCCGCAAGGCGGCGAAGAAGTCGCCTGGTCGCAAGCCCAAGCGTGCTCACTACGTTAAGTCGCTACCAAAGTCGCGCGCGTTCGTAACTGTCCGCGGCCGCAAGCGCAAGCTCCACCGCGGTGCCAACGGTGGTCTTTACTACCGCACCAAATCTTGTCGCCACTACATCGATGCGAAGATTCTCAAGCGTCGTGGCCACGTTCTCTCGCCAAAGAAGCGTCGCGTCCGCCGCGCCGTCAAGAAGCTACGTCTTCGCAAGCGTAAGCTCCTCCAGACCAAGACTGCCATTGCAGCCCGTAAGGCCTACCGCCTCCGCAAGGCCCGCAAGGTCCGCAAGGTCCGCAAGGTCCGCAAGACCCGCTTCGGTATGTGGTAAATAAGTGATTAATAACAAGCTGTAATTAAAATAATAAAGCAATTAGAATTATTTTATTATTTTAATTTAATCCCTTTTGGTGATCAAGAACCAAAAAGTACGACTCTTCAAGAGTCTAAAAAAGTTTATTTTAAAGGTTTACACTATTCTAATTGAAATCTAGATCTCTTAGCTTAAGATCTTCATGCTTAATAGCAAGTATTTTTTCTATAGATCTAACTGTACTTGGAATTGTTTTAAAGTCATTGACTCCGATTATTTCAATTACATCACTGATATTAATGTCTACGATACAATTGTCTTTGTAATCTTCCAGTGATTTGATTGAATTTATGTATTTTTGTCCTTCTGGATCTGAATAATGAATTTTTGCAAACAGGGTTTCGTTTTTAAATATAGTGCTGTATAATTCGAGGTCTTCGTTATTTTCTTTTACTAATAGACTGAAGGTTATCAAGTTAGAAGGTTTCCATTTAAAACATGAGTAATTCACACCTGTTATAATAGGCAAATCATTGGGAATCATAAAAATTTCATCGGTGTCTTTAAAGTCTTCTTCATAACACTTAATTGATTCTGAATAACTAGCAATATTAATCGGTATACTGCTAGATTGTATATTATGTTTGAAAGTTTGTGCTTCTGCTATGCGATCTAAATAAGTAATTCTATTAATCTTGCTCCCGCAGCAAGAAAATGTATCATAAAGACAGATTTCTCCTGGTTTATAAGAAGTATCAAAAATAGTTCCTTTATAATATTCATCTGAACAATTGATATCAACTTTATAAATTGTTAAATCTTTAAGAATTACTACAGATGTATTATTTCCATATTTATCCAAAAACATAAATAAAATAGCTCTCTTTGTGTCAACCGTGTTCTTTTTATAGAAAATGTATTTAAAATTTCTGAGTTTAAAAATATATCTTTTTTCAATATTTACAGAATTTTGAAGAGGAAAATACATGTCTCCTTTTCCTGTCCAACTGTTATTTAATAAAAATACAATCTGTTTTTTAAACTTTTCGTCTGTGATTTCGGTTTGCATTATAATAACATATCTGCGGTCTCTTTAAATAAATTTAAAGGTAACTATTATACATCAGTATTATGTCTTTTACTTCAAAAGAAGAAACTCTTGTAAATTTTTTGCTAAATTATTATAGATCTAAAATAAGTCTTTTTAAAGATATAATTTATCAGAATACTCCGTTAAGTCTAAGACTTCTTGATTGGTTAGTAACAAATTATTCTAAGAAGTATAATATAATTTATCCTCTCAGTAATTCCGGTGAAATTGTGTATTTTAATATATACCTTGATTACAAAAACCAGTTAAAAGCTTATTCAAAAAAATTTTTTTGATCCATTTTGTAGACAGAAACGTCTTATAATAAATACAACCACATTTAAATGGAGAGAATATGTAGAAGAAAGCATTTCAGAAACGGAAATTATTACAACCGTTGGTCAGCTTAATTTTTTCAGATGGTTTATAGATAATAAGATACTCGATTATGCATTGGCAAATATTAAATTTATAGATGCAGACATGATAAATACAATGGCTTGTAAAAAGAAAGGTAAACGGTCCGTGCTATCTCCAAGCGCTGTAAAAGGTATATATACTAATAAATGTAGTGTTACAATTAAATTTAAACCCTAATAATTTAGAGAAATAATTTATTTATAATTATAAAATGGATCATCCATTAAATATTTGGCTAAAGTCAACTGGAAAAATGGTAACAGATTCTAACAAACAAACTATAACTCATTTTATGTTTGATGGAGGAAAACTAGATATATCAGAAGACCACGAAACATTTCAGATTATGTACAGTAAATACATAAAATATAAAAATTGTATAGTAGAAAGAAAAACTGAATTTTTTAAGTTTTTTATAGACTTTGATATACTTTCTGAAGAAATCATAAACCTAGATGATTATGTAATTCTTATACAAAACACATTGAGTAATTTGTATAAAAATAATTCTTTAGTTTGTATAGTAACCGGCGCCGATAAAAATAAGGAAATAAGTAAAAACGGAACTATGTATTTTAAACAAGGATTCCATTTGCATTGGCCAGATATCATAGTAGACAAGGCTACGTCATTGGCTATTCGTAAAAATCTTATAGTAAATTTGACGAATGTTTTTGGAAAAAATGAGAAACATTACGACTCTTGGGAAAAAATAATAGATCGATGTGTTTATGAAAATAATGGTCTTAGACTCGTTGGTTCAGATAAATGTACTATATCAGATGGTAATAAAAATTATGAAGAAAGAATTTATGTACTGAAAGATGTATACACGGGGGACAAAAGAGATGAAGCTTTATTTGATCTATATAATAAAGATACATATCAATTGGTTAAGAATACTAGCATAAGAAGCGACTATAAAAGTATAACAGAAGCACGAGGCCTTGTAGAATACGTAGAAATAGAAGAAAATACTGAAAGTAAATGTGGAAATCTTATAACTCTTTCTAGAAATTCACAAGAGTATAAAGCTATTGAAAAATTTTTTAAACTTCATGCGGTTGGGTATCGAGTAGAGGACATCCGTGCTATTTCACAAGTAAAAGATAAATGTATGTATCTAATAAACTCAAAATCTAAGTATTGTCAAAATAAACAAGACTTTCATAGTAATAATCACATTTATTTTAAACTCAGTCCAAGCGGACTTTGTCAAAAATGTATGTCAGAAAATCATGGTATTCATGGCCCGTGTAGGGAATTTCAAAGTACTTGTGTACCAATTACAACCTCTCTCGAAAGCGCCCTCAATTGGAAAAAACCGAAAAGTAAAGAAATTAAAAAGCCTCAAGATTTTAGCCTTCCTGGATTATTGGAAATACTTGAAAATAATATAACAGGAAAAGACGCCTTTATGGGACCTGGAAAAAAGAAGTAAATAATACTACCGAAAGTCCTATTAATATTGCAACTA